TGTCAATGCGTTAGTATCAAATGTTCCTGCATAATCTATGAATGATACTTCATCACCAATATTACCTGCAGGTAAATCCATTTCTATTGCACCAGCTGTTGTGTTAATAAAATAACCTTCACCAGCTACTGCTGTAAATGTAGAAGTTTTTACTGCTTGCCATGATGTACCACCTGATACTTCAGCAAAAGATAATTGACCAACACCCGTTGCACCTGAACCTGTAACAGATTCTACTTTTAAAAATCTATCTGCTGTTACATTTCCAGTAGGAAATTTTAGTGTGTAGCTCTGCCCCGAGCTATGTGGGGGTGATTGTAAGATAATCCCGTGACTGTTAGATTCACAGTTAAGTTGAATTGCACCTGGGTTTGTTGCACCCATTACTTCAATATTACCAGTTCCTTTTGGTCTTAATTTTAAATCAACGTTTGAATCATCTCCAACTGCACCTACTTGAGGTCCTGAACCTGTTGCAGCATTTGTTACATCGATATGATTTACTGCGGAGCTAGTTGTTTCAAAAATTAATTGTTCTGCTCCATTTTCATCTCTGATACCGTGAGCATCATCGAAGTCTATCATGAAAGAATTTGTATCTAAATTACCACCTAGTTGTGGTGAAGTATCATCAACCACATCACTAGCTAATGATATTGTAGAAATATTTGGATTAGTTCCATCGTCTGCTTTTGCATAAGCAATTACAGTTTTACCATTTAAAACTGCAGCAGAAGTACCTGTACCTGTTGCATATTTAAATGTTACAGTTTGTGAACCTGATGTTGAATTTTTTAAAAAGTAAAAGTTTTGTACATCTAAAGGTATTGTTACATTTCTTGCTCCTGTAAGTGAACCTGTAAATTCTATAATTCTATGCGAAAGAGTTGCACCTGTTGATCCATCAGATACTGAAAGAGTTGTATCCCCTGAATCAGAGACAGCTTGAGTTGTATAACCACCAGATATTTGTTCGATGATTTGTAAATTTGTATTTGTCTTTGTACCCCAAGTTCCTGCATTTTCACCAGTTGCTTGAAGTTCTACCCCTAAAGGTGTGTATGTTGATGCCATAAAAAATTCTCCTAAGCTGCTACATCTGTATAACTGTTATTTGTCCCTGTTGCAACATCAGAATAACTATTATTTGTTCCTGTTGAAACGTCACTATAACTGTTATTTTGACCAGGGTCAACATTTCCATAAGCAAAAATGTTTACAGCGCCAATACTAAATGATGCTGATTGTCCTGTCAATCCTACTGTAATATCTGGTATTGAAACAGAACCAACATTAGCGTTAAATGACTGACCAGTTAATCCTAAAGTCATGTCATTAGGATCTAAAACACCAACGCTACTTGTTATGGTTTGTGCTGTGGGTTGAATTAATGCTCCCCCTAATCCAATAATAGAACCTAATGTTGAAGTCATTGATAGTCCAGTTATTTGGACTGTATCATTTGGTACGGTTACTGAACCTAAAGTAAATGTTGCTTCAATACCTGTTAAGTCTGCTTCTTGAGAGGATGAACCAATTGCAGTTCCCTGTGTTAAAGTTATTTCTTGACCAGAAATAATGACAGTTTCGTTTGGAGCAAATGCAGTTCCTTGAGATAATGTTATATCTAATCCAGTTAATCCAACTGTCATGTCAGCAACTACAGGAACTCCTAAAGATGCTGTTAAAGAAAAACTAGGTAAACCAAAGGTTACATCGTTTACAGTTAATGAACCAACTGAAAGTGTTGCTGATAAAGAAGTATCGACATTAACAGGAACAAAAGCTTCACCTTGTGAAAAAGTAGATTCTAAACCAGTTGGTGTTATTACTTGATCTGGTACATCAACTGAACCAATACTAGATGTTATTTGTATACCTGTTAGAGAAACAGAAATAGTTTGATCAGAAAGATCTCCCCAGCCACCATCGCCACTCCATTGTTGTGCACCCCAACCTGTTTTTAAAGTTGTATCTGCATTCCAATTAGCTTGGCCCCAGGTGAACCTGCCCCATCCTGAAGTCGTCGACATGGTCGACCTCCTATGCTAATCTGATTATTGCGGCTGTAGCGTCGTTTGCAGGAAACTCTATTTTAAAAGTTCCATTACTTGCTGTTTTATCTCCACCAAAAGCTATGATTGCAACGGCATCAGTTGTTCCTGAACCACCAGCTGTTGTAGTATTATAAATCATTGCACCGTTTGCTGTGAAAGACGCTGATGTATATGTTACATCACCAAAGTCTGTGAAAGCTGTTGTGCCAGTTAATCCAACTCCCGATCTTGTAAGAGTTGCACCTCCTGCAGTATATGCAGTTCCTGATGTGTTTGTAATTTCTTCTGATGTTGAATAGTCTGTTGTAGAAGCTCCTAAAGAAGCATCACTATCAAATAAAGCTAATTTAAAAGTATGTCCACCTGATGAAGCAAAGCTGTGTTTACCTTGTAAAAGCTCTTGTTTAAAACTTGAACATATTGCCGATGTTATTGCCATAATTTATCTCCTACGGGTTTGCCGAAGTTATTGGAATACGAACAGCGCCATCAGTGTAGTCATCTCTTCGTCTTCTACCAATTTGCTCTGCAGCAAACTTCTGTACTTCTTGTTTATATTTATTTTCGTAAAGTGTCAACATATCTATTGGACCTTTTAAAAAGCCATATGCTTCAGATAAACAGCAATATAAAAGACCGTTTGGAAAGTTAAGACTAATATAATTAGTATTATCACCTTCTAAAAGACCAGGCATTTTGTTAAAATGTATTCTAGCTAAATAATTAGTGTTAGGTGTAGGGGCTAAAAATATTCTACCTGATGTCGTATCTGTGTTTCCAGTTGCACCTCCAAAAGAAGCATAATATTTTGGTTTACCTTGTGCTGCGGCTGTTCCTGTTATGTCTTGATACTCTTGTAAATAGCTCATGTCTTTTTTTTCTAAAAAAACATTTGCACCAGTTATAACTGAATTAGAGTCATATACTTGAATAGCTCTAATAAATAAACATCCTGCAGGAGCGTTGATAGATTCTTGACCTGCAACTAAATTAATTGTTTGTTGTTTTCTATCTGCATCAATAGGAACATCTCTCAATATTCTATATTGAGCATTTAAAATAATATTTTCTAAAACAGCATCTGTTAAAACATTTGAGTCTGTTTCTGTGTAACTTTTAATTTGTGTTTTTAATCCTGATGCACTTATTCCTGACATTATGCTACTATCTTCCTACAATCTTCACAATTGTTTCTATATCTTCTATGACCTTTACAATGAGTTAGTTTTACCTCTTCATATAAAGTAAGATGTGGATCTTGTTTTTCTAATACAAATATATTTTTTATCCAATTCCAAATTTTATTTATCATGAGCTTACTGTTACGGGTCCTGCTGATGCAGATCCGCCTCCTCCTGATTCACTTATACTAGATGTTGTACCACTTGCAAAGGTATAATTATCATCATCTACTTTAGTTATTGTGTATCCACTTGAATCATTTATTGTTGCTGCTGTAACTCCACCAACATTTAATGCGTCTCTAAATCTAACTGTATCTGAAGTTGATCTGCCGTGATCTGGTTCATTCACAGATATTGTAGCTGATCCAGATGTTGTCGTAAATGCATTTAAAGGTAAGATATTAGGCACAGCTGTTTCTGTTCTATCGGGTCTAACATTACGTAAAGATATGGAGTCACCATTCATGGGTTTTGGTTCTAATTGTGGTTGTTTTGGTTCAAACTCTGACACATGCACAAATGATCCATTCCATTCTCTAACCATTTCTTTGTATGGAAATTCCATACCAGATCTATCTGATATTGCTTTTGCGTATTTACCTGTTGCGTATTTTGCCATTATGCTCCTGGGTAGTATGCTTTTGGTGTTATGTATGTGCTAGAAGCTGAACCATCTTCTGCTAATGCTCTAGCTAATTCATCTTCATAATACAATTTCATTTGTTGTGTAAGTTGTGGTTGGTATTTTTGTGAAATGTAAAATGCTAAACCAGCAACCATACAAGGAACAAATCTAAATGGTACGTCTGTTGCATTTGTATAATCACCCACATCTTGTATTCTTTTTATATAATAAATATGCATATCTTTAGATGCATTTGAAGAATCTGGTGTTGGATAAATGTGTATTCTAACTTTATCTATAAATCTTTCCACCCAATATTGATTAGGTGTTCCTTTAGATAATTTGTTTGAAAAACCTGCATAAGTAGATCTGTCTACTTTAGTCATAGGACTATCTGATTGAGTTGTTTGAGTTCTATTACTTCTTAATTGTGCCTCAAGGACATCGGATATTCCATATACATTTGCTGGTGTAGATACAGCACTTGTGCCATCGTCACTTGATCTAAAAAAATCATAATCTGATTGACCTTCAATTAGATCAATATTTAAATCTGCTATTTCCCAATAATGAATACCTCTATTACCCCATTCTTGAAATAAGATATTAAGAGATCTTCTTGCAGATTTTAATTGATAACCTGCTACAGAATTTAATCCAATACGTTCAAAAGCATCTTCTATTATTTCATCAATAGCAAAAGTTTTATCGAACGTTGATGTCCCTGAAGTAGTATTAGCCATTTAAACTCCTACGACTCGTAAGTTTTAGTCCATTCACAAACAACTGTTCCAGTGTCTCCTGACGTGCAAGCTGGTAATACAAGATTAACATCTCCTGTAAAACCTGATGCTTCGGTATTTGATAAGCCACCAAAGTCGCTATAATCAAATTCCATTTCACCTGCTAAAGTTTGAAATACAACATCTGTTGTTGCATCCCATTGCAAACGAATTGCATCAGCTGGTGCTGTTACTGAAACATTAAATCTAACTTTGTTTAATCTTACAGTTTTACAAGTTTTACCATTATTTGATGCTAGGTTAGCAACTTCAACTATTTTAGTTGTGCTTCCTGTTCCATCTGAAACCACGTTAAAGTGGGTGATAAGTTTTCTTGCTCCGTCAAATACAGTTGTGTTTAATACTGTGTCTGCCATGTTTCCTCCTTTTCAAGAGCGCCTGCATCACCAGGCGCTCCGAGTTAATTAATTATTACGCGATTGTTGCAATCGGAGTCGATAAAGTCTCAGCTTTATAAGTTGAGTTAGTACCATCATCCGAAATACAAG